TGTCAATCCCAGCTTATCGGCTGCATGTGCTTGTGTGATACGCAATGCCCCGGTAGTTTGCTTGCCGTCATAGTAGATAATATAGGAAAAATGCCCGCTAGGCGCACGATGTATTGCAATCTGCATATGAGCGTCTATAGTGATGAAAAAGGTCTTACCTTGTCTTTTGTGCTCTCCCATTATCCCTGCACCTCCTGCATGTCCAATGACACCTCTTGACACGTTGGGCAGTGTTCCAGCCAGTCAAGGTCTACACCTGCGTTGAAGTTGTCGCAGTCATCTACTAGCCAGTCTATGTCTGCTTGTGTCTCAGGTTGCCACGTTGCCAGCACGTCCCCGGCACAGTCAGGCAGCCAATTTGCTCCGTCCCATGCACGCAAGGTAATACTGTAGTGCTTGCCGTTTTTTAATGTTACATTCATATGTAACACCTCCTAGATTATTATTATTAAAGCTTTAAAAGCTTTATAAGGCACGCAGGGCTATTACCTGCATGCCCTAAAAACTCTTAAAAGGGAATAGGCTCAAAAATATTTAAAGCTGCTTCTAAGCCTATTATTTGCCCCTGCTGGCGGTATATCTCTACTTTTAAAGCTCTTGCTGCTTTTGTGCGCTGCTTTTTACCCTTGACATACTTGTCAGCATATACAGCTTGCATTGCTTGTAAATGTTGCTGCTGCTGCTCCAGCTCAAATTTTAACCAATCAAGGGGCGTTGTGTTTTTGTCTGCAACTAGCATTATTTGAGCACCCCCCACATATCCAGCGTTGCATTCCAATCAATGCTAAAAAATAAGACAAAAAGCAAGGCTGCAATGCATCTTGCTACCTCTTTCAGTACCTGATTAGTATGTTTAGATACTAAAAAGCACTCAATCAGATAAACTAAACCTTTTTTCACTTTTCTTTTGTACCTCCTAAACTTATAGTCTTAAGAAGTTATATAAATAACTCTTAATGAGTGCCACTAGCTAGGCTAGTAGCACCGATAAAAGCTATTTATTTGTTTATAAGTTGCTTGCTTACTATGCCAGTGATGTCTTCACCCTGCCACGTATAGTAGCTACCTTGACACAAGTATTCCATAGCATAGTCAAGACTTGTTGCCTGCTCATAGTCCGCTTGATACTCTTTTTCAAAAGCACTTGCAAGGCATCTGCAAAAATCAGCAAGTGTAATTGTATCCGGTTGCTTGCGTGCAAGGTCTAAAAACTCTGCATACGCATCATAAAAACAGTAGTCGGTACAGTATCCGGTGGGCGTTACATCTTGCATAAATTTTTTAGGCAGGGCAGCCCCCTTTTTATGCAACAGTTTGTAAAAGTTGCTATGCTTATCCTTATCAATGTACATAGGCTCTTTAAAGCTGCCCCAATGGTTAACGATATAGGCAATAACACGGCTTGCACCCTGTATATCTAATGCCCAATACTCGCTGCTGTCCTCATTAACATAGTAGTTATCATAGTTATCACAGCTCCAGCGCAAGTCCAACGTATCACATATAGCGTCAAAAGACTTGTTACGCTCATCCTGCCAAACGTCCCAATAAATGTTAGCATCTATTGCAGCTTGACATACTCTCTGTTGTACGTCGTTTGGTAGTTGGTCTATAGTGTAGTAGGGGATAGCAACAGCTTGTGTTAATGTAGATGTAATAGCACTCATCACTTGCTGCGTATAAGCGTTATCTCCGGTTGTTACCGATACACGCCAGCTTTTTCCTTCATCGTCAACGCTGGTTGCACTCACACCGCTGCCAAACGTCACTAATTTGTTATTGAGTTCATGCATCTGCTTGTAGCTCAAATCGTGCAATGTAATAACATACATTTTTAATACCTCCAAGGTTATTAAGTTTTTAAGAGTTATAAATAAGCTCTTAATGAGTACCACCGCCGGGGCGGTAGTACCGATAAAAGTTTATTAATACATGCGTGTAGTACTATTACCCACATCGTGGGATACATGTATATGCAAGTCAGGGTCAAGTGTGTGCAACATGTCTGCTACATCATATATAGCAGCTTTAAAGCACCATAAAGGGTCTACACGTTGCTTGCATTGATAGGGCAGCAGGTAGAGTGTGCGCTTTTCATACTCTACATCCGGGCAGGTTCTGTCCCAACCGCTCCATATTACATTTAACCCATTGTCTCTCTTATCAATGGTATAAATGCAGCATTTTCCCTTGCCTGTAGGCAGGATATAGGCTGTATCAGCTTGCAGCAGTTGCTTGACGCTGCTAACATGGTTATACTTGCCTGTTGTAATATCATGCAGTGCCATATGTACAATTTTTGGCATTTTATGCACCTCCTAAATTTTTAAAGCTTTAAAGCTTTATGAGACACACTAGACAAATAGCCTAGTGTGTCCGAAAAACTTTAAAGTGTTCTTATCTCTGCTGCCAGCTCAGTCAGTAGTCTTTCTAATTCTTCTTTTGCAATGTAGCTGTAGTTATTTTCTCGTAATATCTGTTTTGCTTTTTCCTCATAGCGTTCCGTCAATGCCAGCGGTAAACGGCGGTTGCCAAAAGGGGCATATCCGGTAGTCAACGCCATGTCCGGGGCAATTTCATATACATCACAGCCCCAGCCCTCAGCTCTTTCAGTATGCCCAAATTGAGGGGCAAAGTATAAGGTATATTGCAAACTACAATAACCGCAATAGGCTACTATAGGATAGGCAGCACGTACATGCTTTTTATATACTCTCATGCTCATTTACTTGCCACCTCCTCAATCTGCAAGAGAACGTCGGCAAGGTCAAACATACCAAGGTCAGCAGCAGCACTACTCAGGCTGCCCATAGACAAATCACGCACCACACATTGCAGGGTAGTGGGTTCACCGCTCAGGCAGCTTTCACACGTTCCCTGCGCTGCCGTTGCTGCTTCACAGTTCAGGTGTACCATGAGTAACATGGCAATAATTGCAAGACAAACATTTTTCATTTGTTTTTGTACCTCCTAGGTTATTAAGTTTTTAAGAGTAAATAAGCTCTTAATGAGTACCACCGCCGGGGCGGTAGTACCGATAAAAGTTTATTAGTAGCGGTACAGATGTACATCTGCATGTTTGCCAAACAAGTGCATAGCCTTTAAAGAGGGATAGTTGCTCACTATTACTGTATAATCTCCCCAATAGCAGTTATACATACGTGTATATTTTTTGATAACATAGCCGCTGCCGTTGTTCTGCTTCTTGTAGCCTATTTTTTCAGGCTTTACAATATGCTTTTTAGTTTGTTGTCTTCTCATGTCTTTTTCCTCCCTTTTGTAGCTCTGTGTAGCTACATGATATTTAAAAAATATATAGAGAGCATCTGCGTTTTTGTATCTCTCTATGGTTATATAATACCACATGTAGCTACAAAATGCAAGTACTTTTTTCAAAAAAATGTAGCAAAATGTAGCCACGCATGATATAATGAAGATAACAACAAGAGAGGAGGAGTTATAAATGTATGATAATGATAAAGATACAGTAATTAGAGTACGTGTTCCGCAACGCTTAAAAGATGACTTTCAGATGTTATGTAAGCATAAGGCTATTAATAGCAGTGAGCTACTCAGGCAACTAATAACGCAATGGATACATGAGCAGCAGGATACCACCATTACACACAAGCGCAGCAGCGATATATAATAGTAGCTGATGACTGTATAATGGTAGTAGTAATAGTTATAATGGTACAATAGTTACCTATAGTAATGTAGCTAGTAGCAACCAACGGCAGCTCAGGGATATAATGGACACAGGAGACACCTAGGGCATATATACAGATACATTTTATGTCTAATTTTTGCCTAAATTATATTATACGTTCGTTATAATGTACATATGTTCGCAATATCTCCGTAAAAACTAGGTAATAATATATGGGCAGCTTGCAAAAAGCCTTGTATAAGCTAGGTAAATTTAACATAACATATGTTATCGGACGTAACTTGTCACCTTGGGAACGTCAATGCTGTGTATGTTATTTAGATGTAGTGTATGCTATTTCGACAGGATACCAGAAGACCCCGGCACGGGGGGAAACCAAGCAATCTCTATATTATATATACCCTTTCACAATTTTTGGCAATTTTTGAAGTTAGGAGGTAGTATAATGCCATCTAAAACCACTCGTAGAAGA